TCTGAAAGACCAAAAGTGTGGGTTCCACCATCTTCTCTAGATGCACCCCCTGCACCTGATGGATTCAGGTATAGATGGATAAGAGCAGAAAGCGTCGGCTTTCAGGATACTAAAAACATAGCATCTCGTTTACGAGAAGGTTATGAATTAGTAAGAGCTGAAGAAGTCGAAAATGCATCTGACTATCCAGTCCTCGACGAGGGCAGATACAAGGGAGTGATTGGGGTCGGTGGCCTTTTGCTTGCAAAGGTACCTATCGAGATCGCGAAGCAACGTCAGGAATACATGACAAGACGTCATGCTGAACGAAGCGAAGCAGTAAACAACGATCTTATGCGGGAGCAGGATAAGAGGATGCCTATCGACGTTGATAGACAGACTCGTGTAACCTTCGGTGGTACGAAAAAGTAATTTTAAATATCACTGAATTTTTATCAACCGTACTGGAGGCCTTTTCGGAGGCAGGTACATTAAGGAGTAAACTATGGCAAATAGTAACACAAAAGGTTTTGGTTTAATTGCTGCGGGAACGTTAGGTGCAACACCTGCGACTGGCGGACAAAATAAATACAAAATCGACGCTGGCTATGCTCACTCAATATTCCAAGGTAACTATGTGCAGATTGATTCTGCAGGTGGTGCTAATACCAATGCTGGATATATTATCAGAGGGCAGCAAGCAGTCACTAATCCTACGATTGGTGTTTTAAATGGTGTGTTCTATAACGCGGCGACTACAGAGAAGCCAACTTTTCAGAACTACTATTCACAAGTAACTCCAGCAAACAGTGAAGACATCACAGCGTTTGTAATTGACAATCCATTTCAACAATATTTGGCATCTACGTCTGCACAATTAGGTGCAAACAATCCAGCTATTGAAGCACAAATGGGTAGAACTATGGGATCTGCAGCCAATGCTGGTAGCACGATTTCTGGTCAGTCAAGCAACACGTTAACGGTGGCATCAATCCACGACATTAACAACACATGGAGATTGTTAAGAATCGCAGAAGATCCTTCTAACGAAGATGGAGTTTCAGCATTCTGTACAGTAGTCGTTGTTGCTAACAAGTCACAATGGTTTGGTACTGGAACTGTAAGCGCATAATAGGAGCATAATATGGCAATATCACGATCGCAACTCGTAAAAGAGTTAGAACCTGGCTTGAATGCACTATTCGGGCTGGAGTACAAAAGGTATGAAAATCAGCATGCTGAGATTTATGCCGAGGAATCATCTGACAGAGCTTTTGAAGAAGAAGTAATGTTAAGTGGTTTCGCAAACGCACAAGTAAAAGCAGAAGGTGCTGGAGTGTCTTTTGACGATGCACAAGAAACTTTTACTGCTAGATACACTATGGAGACTGTAGCTTTAGCATTTGCTATCACAGAAGAAGCTATCGAAGATAACCTCTACGATAGATTAGCTTCTAGATACACAAAAGCTTTAGCAAGATCTATGTCGAATGCAAAACAAGTTAAATCTGTTGAGCCTTTAATAAATGGTCTGCCTTCAACGGCTACATTTAATACTGGTGACGGAGTATCTTTGTTTAATGCATCTCACCCTACAATAGCAGGTACATTCGCAAATACACTTGCTACTCAGGCAGATCTTAACGAAACTTCATTAGAGCAGTCAATGATTGACATCGCTAAAATGACGGACGAAAGAGGTCTTAAAGTTGCAGCTAGAGGAGTGAAGATGATTGTTCCTTCGGAAAACCAATTCAACGCTGAAAGACTGATGAAGTCTGCAGGTAGAACTGGTACAGCTGATAATGATATCAATGCAATCGCATCTATGGGTATGATCCCACAAGGTTACAGAGTTAATAACTTTTTAACTGATGCTGATTCATTCTACATTATCACTGATGTTCCAAATGGAATGAAATATTTCAACAGAGCTCCATTGACAACTGCAATGGAAGGTGATTTCGATACTGGCAACGTAAGATACAAAGCTAGAGAAAGATACGCTTTTGGCGCGTCTGACCCTAGAGGTATCTTCGGTGTTGAAGGTGCGTAATCAATAATTTTTTGTGGCGGGACACAGTCTCGCCACAATCATAAAATAGAAAGAAAAACTATGAAAAAATTCCTTGTAAAAATCTGGGCTTATGACTACTTCGGCGAATGCCAAGTACAATCAGAAGATAACGCAGAATCACTAGAACAAGCTGTCCTTGACAAACTTGGAGAAAATGTTATAGTTTGGGAAAAAACGGGAATGTTCGGCCCGTTAAATAGAATAACCTATGAGGAGGTTATAAATGATACAAGACCTGTACAAAGCAAAAAGGTCCTTGGAGTTGAAGTGGGAACAGGAGCATCTATCTAATGGTAGATATACTCTTGAAATGGTCAGGATCGATGACAAAGTTAAAGAAGTCATTACAAAGATCAAGCTTGAAGAAGCTGAAATTGCCCACAGACAGAACACTGTCGAAGGTGTTGCTCCGCAAGTTTCTGTAGCTACTTAATAAAAAGCTACATCGTTGGAAAATTCTACTCCACATTACACACCCTCTTGCACTCTACTCAAAACTAATATATAAATTACTCACTATACAATTAATTAGAACGTAAACGAGTATAGTCGACGGCCTAGAGATTACGTTCGGAAACTAGGAGGATAATATTATGGCAAATACTACATTTAGTGGACCGGTTCGATCCCTACACGGATTTGAAATGGCAACTAAAAACGCAACAACAGGAGCAGTAACAACTAGATATAGTTCAGGTATGCCTGACTTAACTGGTTTGGTACTAGCAGATACAGCAACAGCAGCTAACATCGCTATCGCAGATGGTGTTATAGCAACTGTTAATTACACTGGAGCAGCAGCATGTGCAGTAGCACTACCTGCAGCAACTTCAGGAGCAATTGCTGTTTATGTTCAATCAAAAGATACAGCAGGAGGAGTTAACACTTTAACTTTCGATGCAATAGGATCTGACGTTTGGCAAACTGGTTCTTTAATAGAATCAAGAGCAGCAGCAGAAGTAACTTATGATACTTCAGCAGCAGGTGAAACTCAGTTAGTTTTCACACCTGTGGCAGCGGCTACAAATCTTTTAACAACTGGTGGCATGATTGCTTTCATGTGTTTTGAAGATGGTATCTGGACAATTGCATCAAGACTCGGTGGAGCGGCTGACGCTACTACTGGCGCTTTTGCATTTGCACCGTAATAATTAATTTAGTGTGGGCTTCGGCCCACACAAATTTTAGGAGAAACAAATGTCAAACGTAACAAACGTAAAAGCAAAAAGATTTACTGACGGAACAGCAGCTAGTACAACAGCTGTTGCAGCGGCACAAACTTTAGGTGGTGCAGGTAATTTGACTCTTGCTGGTGGAGCTACAGGCTTTGCTGGAAATAACATGGCTCAAAAAATTACCTTAACATCAGCTGGAAATATTAGTGCTGTAACGTTTACAATCACTGGAACAGATGCAGATGGTACTTCACAAAGTGAAGATATTACAGGTCCAAATGCAAACACTGTTGCCTCAACAAAATATTATGCATCAGTTACTCAAATAGCAGCATCAGCTGCTGTTGGAACTAATACTTCTGCAGGATACAATACTTCTCAAGCAGGAATTGTATTTTCAGGAAGAACAAAAATTAGAGGAATGCACGGGATATTTAATGGAGCAGCGACAGTAGCTTTTAATAATACATCAGGTAGTGGAACAGAGTTAATGGGAATGACCGTAGATTCCGGAGACTTTGATCCATACATACCAGACAATGGCGTGTTATTCGATGCAGGTGCTTATGTAAATATAGATGTTGGGAAACTTACAGGCTTAACAGTATTTTTCGACGGATAGGAGTAAACTGTGGCTACAATAACTTATACAGTCACTGTAGCATCAGGGACTAATCAATACGGTACCGGTAATAAATGGTATATTAATGGTAGTGTTAGTCCTGATTTAAATTTAATTGAAGGTAATACATATATCTTCGATACTTCTGATTCTACAAACGCAACTCATGTCTTTGCATTTTCAACAAGTGCAAACAATTCACCTGCTGCACCTTACACAACAGGTGTGACTACTAATGGGGTAATTGGAAACGCAGGATCAAATACTACAATTGTTGTAGCAACTAACGCCCCAACACTTTACTATTATTGTACTCAACACGCAGGGATGGGTGGCGCAGCTTATACTTTAGCTGCAGGATCTATTTCTACCACTGCAAATTTTGAAGCATCATTTACAATTGATGAAGTAATTGAAGATGCTTACGAAAGATGTGGAGTTCAAGGTATTACAGGATATCAATTAAAAGCAGCTAGAAGATCTTTAAATATTTTATTTCAAGAATGGGAAAACAGAGGTCTACACTATTGGGAAATTGGAAATACAAATATAGATTTAGTAGAAGGTCAAGCAGAATACATATTTTACAGAGATACGTCAGATGGAGCTAGTACAACAACTGTAGCTCCAGCTAGTGTTTATGGTTTATCCGATATTATGGAAGCTAGTTTTAGACAAAACTATGGAACAACAAATCAATCAGACAGTCCAATGACAAAAGTTGATAGATCAACTTATTCTGCTTTTTCAAATAAATTATCAAAGGGAACTCCTTCACAATATTGGGTTCAAAGATTTATTGATAAAACAACGGTAAGTATTTATCCTACACCAGATGCAACCGCAGCTGCAAACTACATGTATATAAATTATGTAAAAAGAATTACAGACGCAGGGAATTACGATAACGTTGGTGATGTACCAAATAGATTTGTACCTTGTATGGTTTCAGGTTTAGCATTTTACCTTTCACAAAAATGGGCTTTAGATAGAACACAAACTTTAAAATTATTATACGAAGATGAATTAGCAAGAGCATTATCAGAAGATGGATCACCTTCCAGTTCATTCTTAACACCAAAAACTTATTACCCAGGTAATGGATAATGGCAAAATTTTCATCAGGTAAATATGCACAATTCATTTCTGATAGGTCTGGTTTAGCATTTCCATATCAAGAAATGGTTGTTGAGTGGACAGGTGCTAGAGTTCACACTTCAGAGTTTGAACCAAAGTCACCACAAGTAAGTCCTAAACCACATGGGGCTGATCCACAAGCTTTAGAACATGCAAGACCTAGATCACCATCTATACCAAGTCCAGGAATTTTAAATCCTGATCCATTATCTATGAATGCAACTACAACAGCCACAGTAACTTTAAATAATTGTCAATTACAAGTTGGAGACGCAGTTACATTTTTAAATGTAACAGATAATTCTGTTGGAGGTGTAAATAATGTTTTACTATCTCCTTTTGCAATTTTAGCAACTAACATGACAACAACATCTTCAAGTATAATTTGTAATGAAACAACTCAACTTCCATCATCAGGTTATGTTTTTATTGAAAGTTTTACAACACCTTCTGCAACTAATCCTGATTACGTTCCACAAAAAAATTTTGAAGTTATAAAATACACAACTAATACAACAGGCACACAAACACTTTCAGGTTTAACACGAGCAACTAATGCTCCTTTTAGAGGAATAACACCTCCAGCTACAACAGCTTTTGAACATAAAGTTGGTGCAAGCATTTTTGGTGCTTTTAATGTAGCTAGCATTACAACTAGAACACAAAATAATCCTGGCATGCCTGCTCAAATTACGGTAAATACAGGGTTTACGTTTACTTTACCAACTGCTGCAACAACAACAGAAGTTGGTGGTGGACCAAATGTTTATTTTAGTC